CTTTCTGTGGATGGTTTGTATTACGACACAAGTGAGGAGGGAGTTCAACCTGCCCTTATAGAGATTTCTGAAAGAAAGAAATCTATTGAAAGAGAGAAGTATTGGAAGCTTAATTTCGATCCTAACTTAGGGGGTAGAGGTAATGAATTAAGTTCAAAGAATTTACAGTATTACTTCGACAGCATTTTTGATCCTGAAAATATTGATGACTCGGAAGCTTTACAAAAATTCTACGATGTAGATGAGGTTTTGCAAAACATTGAAGGGCAGAGAGATCGTAAGGTTTTTGATGTTTCTTCTGAAGTTTCAAGAATGACTTTGAACGGAGACGCTCAAATCTTAATTGACAATATGAAGCAAACTCTCCTGTCGGAGTCTGCTTATTACACTAACAAAGCTTCTCGAAGAAAGAAACAAATTGAGTTAGCTGTTAAGCTGCCCGTGATATATGGTAAAGGTCCAACATATGCTCCTGGTGAAGTTCCTATTAATGACTTCTCATATTTAGAAGGCGTTAACTTTAGGATGGACCTAGAAAAGCAGCGTAAACTAATTATCAGTCAGGAGGATGTGACTGGTGTGGTATTACCCTTAGAGGTGAAGTATACCCAAAAGATTGAGTCTACCGATCCTGTTGTAGTTGATCACTTGTTGTTAGCTGGTTTAGGCGTTGAGGCGATTATTGATCACGATGCTCCTTCGTCTACCGCCCCAAGACTGACTATAAACAATACTGTTGTCGAGGATAATCTTATCAGTTTGTATAATTTACTGTCAGTAGAGCAGTCAACCGCTACCAGTGAAGACTTTAAAGTTTTTAATAGCTCGGAAAAAGGTGCTAGTTACAATGCTCAAATTGTTGGAGAGTCCTCTGGTCTCTTCAGTAATGGTTTAGGAATGGCATTCCTTAATGGAGTAGCTAATGATTCTTATATCAGACTTCCTGCAAAAAGCGAACTTCAAGATCTTCTCTACACTAAGAAAGGGGGAACCTTTGAGGCTTGGATACAGGTTTCAGGAATAACCACTAATGCATCTTACAATCAAACTGATGCTAGCGGCCTTACAAGAGTGCTATTGGCAAACGAGAACACTGGTATTGGTAAAGGTGCAACTCCTCAGCCAGACATAGAGGTGTTATTACCAGATAACGGAAGCAACTTTACTAGGGGTATGGTGATGGGCTTCTCCAGAGACAGGAGATTTACATCTAATTTATCTGCTAGTAATCGTGATTCAGATAACCCTGCATCCGATGCTGTGTTCCTTATAGCTCCAACACAATCCTATGACTCATCTCAAGTAGGCTTCTTAAACCAAGATCCTTGCAATGCTGATAACACTAAATGGCATGGCCTTAAGATACCTGTAACCTCTATAGTGGACAGTGTAGCTTTCACTGATTGTTCCTCTGAGTTCTGCCACCTAGCAGTGACCTTCAATCCTCAAGAAGATAAGGTCAGTGTCTATCTTGATTCTAAACTATTAGCTACCTCAGGATACTACGATACCTTCGGCACTGCCGCATTTACAACTCCTAAGATACCTTCCTTGTCCATAACTAACTCCTTTAACTACAATGGAAGCGGGCCTGATCTAGATGAGTTCTTTACTCCTTGGATTATTGGTGGAGGCTACACTGATGGCTTAACCAATGGCTTTATGGGCACTGCTAATGGAGGCAAGACCAGTGCTCTCCAAGGAAAGGTAGGTGGTATTAAATTCTACTCAAAGCCTTTGTCTAGCTCTGAAGTTCTTCAGAACTACAACGCTAATAAAAACTTCTTTAAATTTGTTAGATTATTATGACAGTTTCCGATGACGTAAATGTATATGGCAGCAGACCCCCAGAGGAAAAGCTTAAATCAGTTACTTTAAAAGATCCTGAGTTGATAGGTATGAGGTATCCAATACCTAAGAACCCAGAGAGAGGTTATTTTTCCAAGTCTGTAAATGCAAGTCTTGTCAACTCTGGTCTAAAGGATTTGATAAAAACAGAGAGAGGAGAAAGGTTCATGCTTCCTGATTATGGCTGTAACGTTAGGAATTTCTTATTTGAACCTTTAGACGAAGGAACTTTCTTGTCAATAAAAGAAGATATAGTTACGAGCATTCGTAAATACCTAAAGAAAGTTTCTATAGGCAAGCTTCAAGTATTCCAAAACGCAGAGTCTGGCCTACAGATTATATTATACTGCGGTTACGACAACGCACAAATACCTTACTTTAGAACCGGAGTCACTGTCTAATGGTTGCATTCTCAGGCACAGTTCAATCAGATTACTTAAAGTTTTTACCAACTGAGTTAGATAATAAGATAAAGCTTATTAACTTTGCTGCTGCTGATTTCACTAGTTACAGAGAAGCTCTTATCAACTATGTAAAAGCAACCTTTCCGTTAGATTATAATAACTTTGAGTCATCCGACTTTGGGACGATGCTTATCGAGTTAATGGCAGCGGTAGGTCACATCCAATCAAACAAAGCTGATTACTTGGCTAATGAAAATTATTTGTCTACCGCTAGGAGCAGAGATAGTGTAAAGAAGCTTTTAGAGTTGATTGGAGTTAGAATGAAAGGTCCAATTTCTGCCGCTGCCGATGCTCAGGTTCAAGTGGATTCGGAGGTTAAAAATGTTTCCTCAGTGACAATTAATGCAGCGGATAGAACAATATCTATCAACTCTCCTGAGGATGGTGCTGCTTTAAGCTTCACTGTTTACAAACTTAACAGTAATGGAACTATTGACGACCTTGGCTCGGATCAGGCAAACTTAGTGGTTGATGCATCTGAAAGTGAGGGTGTGGTCACTACATCGGGTCTGGTTATGCAGGAAGGTGCTCTGGTTGTGGAGGAGGGCATCTTTAGGAGTGCAGATAGTGTAAAACAAATTGAGCTTAGTCAGAGCCCTTATGTGGAGAAGAGTGCTCAAGTATACATAACAGGTTCTTTGGATACTCAGGGAGTTTATAAAGAAGAGGATAACATCTACTATGCGTCTGGTGGGACGGATAAGATATTCCAGGTAACAACTGATGAAGACTTTAATGCTTCTATCCTTTTTGGGGATAACAGTATAGGTCAAGCACCTGCCATAGGGGATCGCTACTTAGTTACTTACCGGATTGGTGGAGGCACTAGAGGTAATATCGCAAAGAGCCTAATCAACGCTTCTATTAGTGTTACTGTAAACGGTGATGAGAACCTGACGAAAGAGGGGACTTTAGAAAATACCAGTATTGCTACGGGAGGTAGGAATGCTGAAACAATTGAGAGTGCTAAAAGATACGCCCCTCTGTTTTACAGAAGCCAAGACAGGTTAGTTACTCTTGAAGACTACAAAGGACACGCAAACAGATTTGCTTCTAATTATGGATCTACTGGTAAGGCGTCTGCAATAGTTAGAAGAGCCTACTCTTCTGCAAACATAATCGACTTGTTTGTGTTGGAGAAGGCTTCGGATACTCAGCTTAGGAGAGCCTCCCAGGAATACAAAAAACAACTCTTAGAATCCGTTGAAGGTAAGAAGATGCTTACTGATGAAGTCGTTGTAGTGGACGGACTGATTAGGACTTTAGATTTATTCGTTGTTCTAACTCTCGACTCTAACTTTAAGTTAGGTCAGAATACAATTATTCAGTCTGCTAGAAATATTATTCAAAACTACTTTAACGTTGATAACACAGACTTTGGAGAGCCCTTTGTTCCTGATGATTTAATTAGAACTATATTAGATACAGAAACAAACATACGCTATGCCCGCGTGGACAACGTAGACGCTCCGATATCTGTTGGGTTTAATGAAATTATTCAACTGAATAATCTAAACATAACTGTCTCCTTCGTGTAATGTCTGGGAAGAAATACTTAAAGAATAAAAACTTTCATAAGCATAACTACTTTGATGCATTTAAGTATGTGGTGCCTGGGCACTTTTATGAAGATGATAGAGAGCATTCTCCTAAGACGGATGATCTCGTAGATATAATTATAAACTCCAATATAAACCTTGCTAATAACATTAGCAGTGTTATTAGCATTGATGGAGCGACTGACATTTCTGGAATTGTTCCTTATTTTGTAAAGCAAAACAACCTCACTAACATAACCACTCAAGACTTTGAGGACAACATCCTATATCCTCTAGATAAGAGTTTTAAAGATTACACTACGGTAGAGAGTTTTAGTAGTTATGTTACAGGCACTCTCCTTCCATCTATAGAACTTAACAGCCCATCCGTTCTAGATGCTAATACTCTTAGCAGTAACTTGTCTTGGTTGTATTTCCTCAACACAACTGGTACGACCTATGATCCTTCTGCTTATGTTGCTGACGTAATAGTTAATAAGTTGTTTAAGGGAACACCAGTTACCTTAGCAGACGGTATTAAAGGATTGATGGAGTATGTATGGAGGAATAACCTTACAGCATATTACCCGTCTACCTATTTCGCAAGCGGGACTAGATCTGATCTTAGCGGAACACAGCAGCTAGACAAGCTTAAAACTTGGATAGATGTTATTTACTCACCCTTGTTTGCAGACGAGGGAGACTTTAGAGTTAGAGATAAATTTCAAACGTTTATAGATTCAAACATAACCACCACCAGAAAGGTGGAGGACGGTCCTTTTGTGAGATTCTTAAGGGCTCTATCCTTTTTAGCTTACGATATTGATAATTTAAATGAGAAGCTAACAACGGTATACGATCTGGAGGATTGTCCTGATGAATACCTGCCTTTGCTTGCTAAACTTATTGGGTGGGATTTATTCGGAACAGACCCTGATAAATGGAGACTTCAGCTTAGGAACGCTGTCCAAATTTACAAATCAGTAGGTACCAAGAAGTCTATTCAGTTTGCCTTAAATACTGTCTTCCCAAAAGACCAGTTCCCAATTCAAAGTAGTCTTGTTGAACTTTGGGAGTCCTATGTTCCTTACTTAATTTACTATGCTTTGGCTACGGAGTCCAGTTACTTCAAGGACTATACGACATGGACTCCTAACTTAGCTGCTGAGATGGGTGTTAGTGGTTACTCGACCTCTAGCATGGACGGCAACCTTGAGAGAGCTACTGATAGGATAATTTATGA